GGACGTGAGTACACAGAAGATAACAAAATGGATCGTGTACACGAAATGCGTATGCGTATGGTTAACTCACCTGACTTCAACGACAAAAACATCTGGGGAGCAATCCTCTATCAAGACACGGTCACACGTGGCATGGTTAACATCTTAGACGAAATGGGCATTGACTCATTTTTAAAGATCGACAGCGGATGCAACGAAGATGGAACACTCAAACAGTTTCCCGTAAAGCAAATGCTAGAGTGGGCTACAAACGGAGTTGGTCCTAAAATCTACGGCACTAAGATGCGTAGTATTGTTAAAAGTATAGATATGGTACATCTAGTTCTTAAACAGCAGTTTACACTAGCACAAACAATCAGTGAGTATGGGCTAGTACCAATCATTGAACCTGAAGTGCCTATTGATCATCCTAATAAAGCAGCAATTGAACAAGAACTATATACTCAATTAGAAGAGCAGCTATACGGTAAAGACTTTAACGTTATCCTTAAACTAACGCCGCCTGAAACACCTAACTTGTATCATAATCTAACAGTTAAACACAATGTAGAAAAGGTTGTTTTCCTAAGTGGCGGATACAGCACAAACGAAGCGTGTAATAGACTTGGACTTAACGAAAATGTAAGTGCTAGTTTTAGTAGAGCGTTATCCCAAGACCTATATTATAACTTGACAGATGAAGAGTTTAATGCTATAATTAGTAATAACATTAAACAAATAACAGAGGCAAGTTAATGGCGAATTATATTCTAGTAGATACAGCTAACACATTCTTTCGTGCAAGGCATGTAGTACGTGGTGATATTGACACTAAAGTCGGTATGGCTCTACATATTACTCTTAACAGCATTAAGAAGGCTTGGCAAGACTTTGATGGTACTCATGTTGTGATCTGCTTAGAAGGTCGTAGCTGGCGCAAAGACTATTACGAGCCTTACAAGCGTAATAGACAAGTTGCTCGTGACAAGTTGACTGTACAAGAGAGTGAAGAAGACACAGCGTTTTGGGAGATCTTTGACGAGTTTAAGAACTTTATGACAGAGAAGACTAACTGTACTGTTATTCAACATAAGCAACTTGAAGCTGATGATCTTATTGCAGGTTGGGTACAATCACACCCTAATGATAATCATACTATTATTAGTACAGACGGTGACTTTGCACAGCTAATTGCACCTAATGTAACACAGTACAACGGTGTAAGTAATACTATTATTACACACGAAGGCTACTTTGATGATAAGAAGCGTGAGCCTATTATTGATAAGAAGACTAAAGAGCGTAAGCTTGCACCCGAGCCTGACTTTATGTTGTTTGAAAAGTGCATGCGTGGCGACACTAGTGATAATGTGTTTAGTGCTTATCCTGGTGTACGTAAGAAAGGCACTAAGAACAAAGTAGGTCTTATTGAAGCATATGCTGATAAGACTACAAAAGGCTACAACTGGAACAACATGATGCTACAACGTTGGACTGATCATAATGGCACAGAGCATCGTGTTCTAGATGATTACAATCGCAATGTTGTATTGTGTGACTTGACTGCACAACCTGCAGACATTAGAGAGATCATTGATACAGCAATTGCAGAAGTAGAACCTAAAGACATTAGTCAAGTTGGCATGCGACTTATGAAATTTTGTGCAAAGTGGGATATGCAACGAGTTGCAGATCAGGCTCAGTACTTTGCACCCCCATTACAAGCGAGGTACCCTAAATGATTGCAAAAGAAATATTAAAGAACAAATTTTGGATAGTTGAAGACCAAGGTGTAAAATTTGGCACGATTAGCTTAAATGACGAACAATACATATTAAATACACCAACTGGTACTAAATTTTACCACAACGAAACTTCTCTTAATAACGCACTTGATAAAAAAATAAGTTGGAGTGATTTAGAAATAACAGAAACTTCCTCAAAAGAAGTACACGGGTATAAAACTAACTGTACACCGTTTAATCCAATGTTTGATGTAAAACAAAAGCTTCCGTTATTTACTAAAAGTGACAAAAGTAAAAGCTTGTATTGTGCAGGGTACTATATTATTCAGTTCGATAAAGGCTGGGTTAAGAGCTTCTGCCCTAAGCTTATTACTGTGGAACGCTATACAACAAAGGGTCCTTTTCGATCTGAAATTGAAATGCGTCAGGAACTAAGCCGTGTCAACTCAAAATAATATACTGTTTGTTGGAGATAGTCATAGTCACGGCTATGCATCAAAAGCTACAGACTCTCCAACAAAATGGACTGTATCAAAGTGGGGCGATAATAATTATGCAGAATACTATTCAAGAAATATAGAAGAGTCGCAATGTTATGTTTATTCGTCGCCCGGTGCTTGCAATCAAATATATCCTAGATGGATTCGTGACATGCTTAACAAGCATAATGATATCTCAGCAGTTGTGTTACAAACGACTCATTGGGATAGATGGCAACTAGCGTTTTCTAAAAACTTTGGGTTTGACGAACTTGCTCCAGATCATTTTACGCAACTCCACTTTGAAGATAAAAGTGTTGTACTATATGAAGATTACTTTACTCAAAATTATGAAAATGTAGAATGGTTTGACAAAGTTAAGTTCCACCAGCCGCATGGTGCTAAAGCTGATTTGTGGCCGTGGCATTATAAAGACAATGTATGGCCAGGAGATGAGAAGCCCTACTTTAATACAAAGTTTCATCATGAAGTAGTAACACACCTTACACATGAACAGTATAGTAAGGATATTGCTCTCATTGATGCGATGTGTGCAGAAAAAGATATACCTTGTTATATATGGCGAATAATTGATGGTGTGGAAATGCCCGATAATTTTAATCATTATAGAAACTTAACACAGACGCACGTAATGCGCATGCCAGCTAATATATGGATTAAAGAAAATCTAAATATAGATATAGAAACTATGAAAGCTGATAAAGTTCATTACAATGACGAAGCACACAAATTAATCGCAAAACACTTTATACCGGAGTTACTTAAATGTCCACCACTGAACCCTTAAACACTGCGCCTATTCAAACGTATTTACAGCAAGTTAAATCTGCAGATTTATCAAATGCTAAGGAAATTAAACTACCTATTGCACAAGCAAAGGTTCTTGCATATACATTAGGTATAGTTATGTCGAGACTAAATGGCGATCTCGAACAATTACTTGCACGAAAGAACAGTGGTGCAGATGATGTGATTCAAATTAATATGGATGGCGGTAATAAATGGTAATATTACCTTAAAAAAAGATAAATATATGCGTAGTTAACTAAAGGATACGTACATATGAGCAGACCAAAGCCGACTGTATTAAGAGAATTTGTAGATAAAAAGACTTACAAGTCTGAGCAAATATTACAGTCCGAAGCAATTTGGGCAGTATATTTCAATAATCAACCATTTAATCTTAAAAGTGCAAATATGCTTACTAGCTATCCGGGTCCTAAATACAAAAAAACTAGCTTTTCTAATCCAGGACATGCACTTAACTTATCTAAAAAATTAAATGTTTTATTTGATAGTGACGAGTTTACTGTGGTTAAACTTACCGCAGGTGAAACGATATTTGAATGAATTGGAAAGAAGCCTACACTAAGATATTTCTTAAAGAAGCTAATAAAGGAATCAATGAGCTTGCTGTCAAGGAATACTTACCAATTTGGTGGAAGAACACTCGAGCAAAAGACACCGGTGGTCTACGTCTTACCGACGAAGGTTTTAGATTTATTACTGAAGATATAGAACTTACTACTTATGAAATTCCATATCCAAGAGATTTTGATCTCACAACTAATACTATTATATGGATGGATAATTTTATCGATTGCCCATACTACTTAGGTTATAAAGGTATTATTGTTACTAACGAAAAGAAAGCTATGGAGTTACATTTATTTAGTGGTGATATACGTAAATATGGCCTAACAAAAGCATTAGGCAGACACAATAAAACTTAAATAAATGGTTGACAAACCTTGTAATGAATGTTATTATATATGTATAGCAATTAAATAACTAAGGGTAAGTACAACATGGAAAATACATCATTAAGAACAGTTACTCCAAATAGTGCAAAGAAAAGCATTAGGCGTGCTTTTAAGAAGAAACGTCCGTTGTTTCTTTGGGGGCCTCCAGGTATTGGTAAATCTGACATTGTTCGACAAATTACAGCAGAGTATAAAAACTCACTGTTAATTGATATTCGTTTATCATTATGGGATCCTACAGATATTAAAGGTATTCCGTATTTTGATCCTAGTATTGGTAAAATGGTTTGGGGTGCACCAGAAGAATTGCCAGATGAAGAATTAGCATCACAGTACGATACTATTGTATTGTTCTTAGACGAAATGAACTCAGCGGCGCCAAGTGTGCAAGCGGCAGCATACCAGTTAATTCTTAATCGTCGTGTAGGAAAATACAAACTACCAGACAACGTTATTATTATGGCAGCTGGTAATAGAGAAGCAGACAAGGGTGTTACGTACAGAATGCCTGCTCCGTTAGCTAACCGTTTTGTTCACTTAGAACTTGAGGTTAACTTTGATGACTGGTTTAGTTGGGCTATTGACAATAAGATACATACTGACGTTGTAGGCTACTTAACATTTGCAAAGAAAGACTTGTATGACTTTGATCCGCGAAGTTCATCACGTTCGTTTGCAACACCTCGATCATGGTCATTTGTGTCTGAACTAGTTGAAGAAAATGACGATGATGAAATTACTACTACTGATTTAGTTAGTGGCGCAGTTGGTGAAGGATTGGCTGTCAAGTTTATGGCACACCGTAAAGTTGCATCTAGCATGCCTAACCCAAGTGACATCCTAGCAGGAAAGGTTACAGAACTAAAAACTAAAGAAATTAGTGCAATGTATTCGTTAACTGTGTCTTTGTGCTACGAGCTAAAAGAAGCGTCAGACAAGAACGATAAGAAGTTTGATGACAAAGTTAACAACTTCCTACGCTTTGCAATGGATAACTTTGAAACAGAACTAGTTGTAATGGGTATCAAACTTGCTCTTACACAATACTCACTACCAATCGATCCAGATGAAGTAGCATGTTTTGATGAGTTCCATGAACGTTTTGGTAAGTATATTACTGCGGCGCAACAGGCATAAGTTACATATAGCGAGCAGTGTTAATCTACTGCTCGCTATATCTTTGGTTGACATAACACTACGGCAATGTTATAATAGTAATATAAACAACAAGGGTAGAATATTATGAGCGTAGAAGGTACAAAAAACTGGTCACCAGATCCAGACATTACTCCAGAAGCACTAGCATCAATGCGTGTAGACGTACTTGATCGCATCATTGTTGCCCGAGTAGGATTGTTGTTACGTCATCCATTCTTTGGTAACATGGCTACACGTTTACAGATTAAAAGTGCAGATGATTGGTTAGGCACTGCCGCAGTAGACGGTCGTAATTTATATTTTAATACACAATTCTTTAACGAAATGACAAACAAAGAAATTGAGTTTGTAATTGCACATGAAATTTTACATTGCGTGTTTGATCACTTAGGTCGTAGACTTGATAGAGATCATATGATATATAACATTAGTGCAGACTATATTGTAAATAACTTACTTGTACGTGATCGTATTGGTACAAAGCCTACATTTATCGATTGTTACCAAGACTTTAAATACGACAATTGGTCTAGTGAAGATGTTTATGACGACATCTATAAGAAAGCTAAAGAACACGGTGACGAAATTTTAAAGCAACTTGGCGAAATGCTAGACGAACATATTGACTGGGAAGGTGAAGATGGGGACAAAGGCAAAAACGGTACTCCGGGCAATGGTAACGGTGGCGACAATAACAAAGAAAGTAAGAGCCAGCCAGTTTATTCTAAAGACGAGCTAAAGAAGATTAAAGATGAGATTAAAGAAAATATGATCTCAGCGGCACAGACATCTGGTGCAGGGAATATTCCAGGTGAGATTACTCGTATGATTAAAGAGCTTACAGAACCTAAAATGAATTGGCGTGAAATACTACGTCAACAAATTCAAAGTACTATTAAGTCAGATTATACATTTGTTCGTCCGTCGCGTAAAGGACAAATGAGCGGCGCTATTTTACCAGGTATGGATTTTCAAGATACTATTGATCTTTGTATTTCATTAGATATGAGCGGTTCAATTGGTGATATACAGGCTGCAGACTTCTTAGGAGAAATTAAAGGCATTATGGACGAGTACCAAGATTACAATATTAAATTATGGTGTTTTGATACAAAGGTGTACAACGAACAAGATTTTAGTGCCCATAGTGATAGCTTGCTTGATTATGAGATCATGGGAGGCGGCGGAACCGACTTTATGGCTAACTGGACTTACATGAAAGAACAAGATATTCAACCTAAGAAGTTTATTATGTTTACAGATGGATATGCTTGGGATAGCTGGGGAGATGCAGACTATTGTGATACAGTATTTATTATCCATAGTAATCGAGATAAAGATTTACAGGCGCCATTTGGCCTAACAGCACATTACGAGGATGCAGATTGAAGTTAAAACATCCAAATCCTCTAAACTTTTTTGATTTACGGAGGGCAACTTTGCCTCCTCCGCATTTTGAATACGTCCTTTTGCCTACAAGATATAATTTAGATAAAAGTCTAGTTAAATGGATAACAATTAATCTTAAAGGATGCTTTTATGTAGGTAAGACTATTACTGTAAATGGCAATAATGGTCTTGAGAATATGACTAAAGTTGGATTTGAAGATGCTAAAGAACTTTCTTATTTCACTTTGGCGTGTTCTCATTTGAAATACAATTAAATATAAAGACAGTGAACATATAGGAGATTATTATGTCTGAAGAAATTAACCCAGAAAATGCAGCAGAAGGTGCTAGCCCAGAACTAACGATTAGTGACTTGCAGTCAATCAAACAAGTTATTGATGTAGCAAGCCAGCGTGGTGCATTTAAACCAAACGAAATGGTAGCAGTTGGTACCATTTATAGTAAATTAGAATCATTTTTAGCAGCAGTAGCACAGGCGCAGCCAGCACCGGCTGAAGGTGCAGCTGAACCAAAAGGAGAATAATAATGGCAGATACTAAACATGTAGGCAGAATTGTTACTACTAGAAAGAAATGCGGAATCGTATATCGTGTAGTACCCGGAGAGCCAGAAAACTGCGTAATAGTAATGACAGAAAGTTTAGACGCAGGTGATCACGATACATTTATTAACTTGATAAATTCGTCAACTGCACAAACTTCTTATGAACTAGGCGAAGCAATGGCTAGATCACAATTACCTGATGGTCGTAATATGCTAGCAGCATTTCATACTACTGGTCGTATGCAAAAA